GCGCGCGAAGCCGCCTGCAGCCCGCACAGGCGCAGTGACCGCGCTGAGGCCGGCATCGGCCGTGCGGACGCCACTGGCCGCTGCACCGGTTGCGGCGCTGGCGGTACGGCCAATGCCAGATCGGATGGTGTTACCGAACTGCGTGCCAGGGCTGACAGGCCTCGCGGCGATCCGGGGTGCCGGCGGAACGCCGGCGACCGGGCTGATCAGGTTTTCGTCATCGTTGGCCATGTGATTCCCCGTTGGATGTTGGAGCGGATCAGGCGTCCTGGATCTCGCCCTGGAAGCTGAAGTTCTGGCTGCAGGAGCTGGACTTGCTGCGGCCGCTGGAGACGCTGGCACCGTAGTTGACGGCGCTCATGGTGCTGGCAGCGAGCTGGCTGGAGATCTGCGCCTTGGCCCGCTGGATCTCGGCGTGTTGGGACAGCAGGCCCAGCATCTGCTGGATCCGCATCTGCGCCTGCTGGAGCTGGGTCTCTACATCAGCGCGCTCACGGGCCAAGCCCAGCTCGAAGCTGCGATCAGCCGCGGCAGACGCGACCTGCTCCACCGAGGCGTCGGCGCTGAACATGCGCGCCTTGGAGTCGTAGGCCTGGCCCACTGCGGCCAGGCGCGCACGTTCGGCCCCCAGCAAGGTATCGAAGCGCGTGATGCCGCTGCGCCAGACGTCCAGGTTCATGCCGTGCTGGGCCATCCGCAGGCGCTCGGCTTCGAACTGCATGTTGTTGCTGGACGCCCAGGCGTCAACGCGCTTGGCGTTGGCATCCACCAGCGTGCGGTACAGATCCGCCCGCTTTCCCTCGCCTTCAACGCCGGCGGTGTAGCCCTGCCACTCGGCGACGTGCGCGCGCCAGCGCGCCTCGTAAGCGTCCACCTGGGCCCGGTATTTCTCGATGCCGAACCGGTTCACATCGGCCTGCACCTTCACCGCTTCCACGCGGGTGCGGTAGAAATCGGCCAACGTGGTCACGCCGCGCAACTGCGACTCATACAGCCGCACGCGCTGCTCGTTGATCTCACCGCGCGCGCGCTCGCCTTCGATCTGGGCCCGGAACACCTCTACCTTGGCCAGCTCCGCCTGGATGCGATCGCGCACAACCTGAGCTTCAGTCTGGTAAGCCTGAAGCCGGGCGTTGAACACGCTGATCCGGGCGTTGAGCAGCTGGATCACGCTCTCGCGCTGGAACGAGGCCGCCTGCAGGAACAGCTTTTGCTCGTCGCTGTGCAGCTGTGCCAGGGTGCCCTCCAACGCCGCGCCCTGGGCGATTGCCATGCGCTGATTGGCCAGAGACTCTTCCATCTGCTTAATCGCCGCATCGCGCGAGGCCTCAGCGACAGCACTCTGGCCGGTCTGCCGGATCTCCAGGACACGCCCGGCCAGCTGTCCTTGGGGCTCGGTGAATCCCCGAGAGGCGAACTCGGCAAAGGCCTGATCAACCCCCTTCTGGGTGTCGACCTCGATGCGGCTGCGGGCGCGCTGGAAGATCGCGTCCTCGATCACCTTGGGCAGCGCCTGGCTGCCAACAATCATCGGTTTGAGCGTGGCGGTGAGCGTGTCGACCAGCGTGCTGACATAGGGCTTCGGGTCAAAGCTCCACGTGTCGTTGAATGGCGGCTCGATGAACACCGGCTTGTCGGCTTGGAATGCCGGGAGCGTAATGACCGGGACCGCCGGCAGACGAAGCGCCTCGAACGTGGGTACCGGCGGCAGCACATACGCGGGCTCCGAGGGCAGCACGACCTGCGCCGGGTCCACCGGCACGGTCGGCTCAACCACGTTCGGCGCGGTCGGCCTGGGCCCAAACGTCAGCGTCGGCGGCTGGGCATCCAGCTCGGGCGCGGCGCTGATGCTGAGCGGCGCAGCCACAAAGCCAGGTGCCGCCGGCAGCGGCACGTCCGGGCGACGGAACTCGAGGGCTCGATCGTCAAACTCCGGCCGCGTCGGTCGACGGAACGTCGCCTGCGGGTCGGCAAAGTTGAAGTCGACGGAGAAATCCACGGGATCCAACCGCAGGTTGTTGAGCCCCTGCAGATTGTCGACCGCGATGTTGTACGTCTTCGTGCCAAGGTCCATGAAGCGCTCATGCGCGCTTCCGACCAGCGTGATTGCCGGGTCAGCCGACAGATCAGGGCACCAGGTAGTGACCATTCATGCTTCTCCAATCAAATCCACCAGGAATAGACGATGACGGTCCACTGCTTGCTGCCCTGGACAACAGTGCCTGGCGCACCGTCAGGACCTGAGTAGGACTGTTCTTCACCGTCCTCCCAAATGGCATAGCGGTTGTTGTCGATCGAGTACCGCATCAGGTAGCTACGGTCTCCCTCGACATCGAGCGAGAAGTCCTGACCGAGCACGAAGCGCGGATCCAGACCGATAACGAATCTGTCGTCGACACGGAGGTAGCCGTTCTCGAAGATCAGGTCGATCGTCTCGGGCGGGCCGGGATCGCCGCACTCCTGTTTGAGGCCACGGATCTCCGACCAGAAGCAAGGTCCAGCCATGGTCAGCCCCTCGTCCGGCGATCGAGGTAGATCGGCCGGAACTCGATGGCGGACAGATCGAAAGCCGCCCCGTCCACGTTTTCAATCACGAAATCGAAGTCCGCTGCCTTGATGCCCTTTCCGAGCTTCCACCTGGATTCGCGCGGGCTGGTTGCCGGCCGTTCGAGGATGCGATAGATGGCAGCTTCCTTGAGCCCGGACTCTTCATTGACAGTGATCACGTGCATCCACAAAGCACCGTCGCTGCTGTAGCCCACAAAAGCCTCTGGCAGGCGCTTCAGACGGCGTGAACCCATGGCGGAAAGGCCCAGCCGCAGGCGCGCCGCGATGGGCGTCCCATCGTCATCATCGCCGTCAAGAGTGTGGAGACCGTCCGACGCTGCGGCGTAGTACCTGCCACCCACCTTGGCGAAGCTGTTGAACGGGTAGTTCGTGTAGCGGCTCAGCGCGCGGTTTTCGGTGTTCATCACCCACGCCACGTACTCTCCGGTGTCCAGGGCGAGGCGCGTGACGAATCCGATGCCTTCCCGCAGCAGCTCCGACATCGATGCTGTCGTGGTCACCGCGCCGCCGCCGACCACTCGGTCAGTTGCAATGACCACGCCGGTACCGGTCTCGGTGGCCAGCGCCGACGCCAGCAGGCCATCCACCAGGCGCTCAGCCGCGCTCTGCAGGTTGGCCACCACGTCAGACAGCACCAGCTGGTCGGTCACCGTCTCGGTCCGCAGCGCCTCGGTGATTGACCCAAACCAGATGCCGGCAACGACGACCGTGGCAGCATCGGCATAGGAGTGGCACCTGCCATTCAGCAGAAGCCTGGAAATCACGCGCTCGATCATTACACCGTCGGCGCTGACCTCAGCGTTGAAACAGACGCCCTCTTCCACCAGCAGCAGGTACACAACCGCGAGAGCATCGCCAAAGCTCAGCACGTCTCGGCCCTTTCCCGCGCCCTGCAGCGCGCTGCGCCGGGATCCGGAGACGGCAAGCACCTCCGACATCACGGTGGTCGGCAGCGACTTCTGGCGGCCACCGAGCACCAGCTGGGACCGTGGGCTCACGAACCACCGGCCGCCGAACGACGACATCATGGGCGGGCGCTCTTCCAGTCCGGCATACGCCGCCGGCGCAGTGAGCTGCCGCCCGCTGCCAGAGAGCAGCAGCAGCGCGCGGCCTGCGCCTTGGTTGGGTGCGACCTGGTAGCCGCGGGACTGGAGCGACAGGGACGCCACGCCGCTGCCGAAGGTGCGATCAAACCCCTGGCCGGCACCGCGCAGCGCAAGCCCTGCATATCCGCTGGCCGGAATCTGGGGTTCCACCCCACCACCGTAAAAGAGTTGGCCAACGCCGTGGCTGCTCAGGGTCAGGCTCGCGGATCCACCGGCCACAATGCCGGTACCGAACCCGCGGCCGGCGACAGTCAGATGGACGCGGCCGGTTCCATCGAATTGAACTTGCGACACCGCCTCGAACTGGATGGTCATGCGATGAAATCTCCAGTTCCGTACATGGCGCAGCCAACCAGGGCGATGCCGGTGCTGCCCACCTGCGATCGGAGAAACCGGGTCCCGTTTTGGAGGTAGTCCACGGTGTTGCCAACCCGCCGAATCTCCCAGAGATCAGTCGGCGTATAGAACCGCAGCGGGCTCACACGGCGACCGGACTCCATGGCGCAGGCCTGCATACGCCCGCCCTCGCTCTGGTGGAAGTACAGGGCGTGAGACATCCTGGCGTAGCTGCCAAGGTCCCCGAATTCGCCCCGCATCGCCGTCAGCCCCACGACCACGCCAATCGCCTTGTCCATGGTCAAGCGCATGGAAACATCACCGTCCAGCTGATCTTCGCTGTTTGCCCCCGCGTCCCACCCGAAGACGTTGTCGTACACGACCCGCGCGGGCGAAGGGGCAACGGCGGGCGCGGCCAGCTGCTCCGGGTACGTGGTGCACACCACCGCACCAGGCGGCGAGGTCTGAACAAACACGCTCCTGCAGATGCGGTAAATGACGTAGGTCACGCCGTTGATGACCTCGTAACCATCAACGGTCGCAGATTCCGGCAACTTCACTGCACCGTTGCTCGGGACCTTTTTGCGGCCCGTGCTGCAGGATTGTCGCCAGTAACCTTCGGGAGGGCGCGCACCACACACGGTCTGGGCGGCCCGATAAGGCACCGCAGGCCGGCCTGGCTCCGGCGGAACGATCCTGGACTCGGGCAACCTGGAAAGCATTTCAGCTGACCTGGTCGGCGGTGACGTTGTAGATGCCCAGGCCGACGCTATTGCTGCCGTTGGCTGTCATGACGTCGCTGCCAAATTGGATGGCGGCATTCGAAGCAGGGCCCCCTGCCGTGCCCTGCAGGCGTACGCCAGTCGCCGCGGACCTCCCATCATCGCCGGCGGCACAGAAGCGATAGAAGGTTGGCGTAAGGCTGCTGGAGGCGGCCTCCGCACCATCGAAAGCGACGATGCCCTCCCACACCTCACTGACGGTCTTCGGCAACACATTGCCGATCGGCGCGGAAAACGTCAGGCCCAGGCCTTCGGCTTCCAGCCGCACCAGCTGGGTATGGCTTCCCACCATGTCCAGGGCTTCATCCTGCGTCACCGGTACCGGCCCGGCAAAAACGTACAGGTAACCGCCGTCCAGGGCGTTCTTCGTCTCGCCCAGCACCAGCTGGGCCAACTGCTGTGAAATGCTCATGGAGCTGATTCCTCGTTCAAATGGGGGGGATTGCGTACCACCAGTCGCCGAGCTCAATGCTGGTGTCCGGGGCGATCGAGAGGGTTGGCAGGCGCATTTGGAAATCGCCGGGCGAGTCGTCGTCCAGGCCTACCGTTCCATCAATGCGCGGGGCGGTTACGGACAGCGCGCGCCCATCCGGGGCGTTGGCCACCAGCCGGAACCAGCCCGCAATGCCTACTGCAACGCCGCGAAGAACCCAGCTCTGGGCAGGGTCTTTGAAAACGAATCGACCATCGCGCACGAAGCGCAGGCCGTTGGATGGCGCACCTGCTTGCCACGGGCCACCGTCCTTGGTGATGCGCGCAAGGAGCGTCCCCACTGGACCGTCATCAGCCGTTGCCGGCTGGGCCCCGGACCAGATCTCGATCGCGCCGTCGCGAAAGATTGAGTCAAACGCCTGCGGGCCCAGAATGGCCGCGCAGAATCCTGTGGAACTATTGACTGCCATGCTGGCTCCTATAGTGGCTTGGGCAGGACGTTGATGGGCCAGAACCGTGGTGACGGGTCGACGATGCCCAGGAGCTCCTGCAGAACACCGCCGGTGAGGTAGTTGAGCGGCTCGGACCAGTTGGGCCCCGGCATGGAGAGGCAGTACCGGCCGCGCGAGTAGCACCAGCTGCCGGACGACCCGAAGCTGAGGTTGTCCTCAATCGCATACGTCGCCCGAATGTTCTGCACGAGCGCTACGACGCCCATCATGTCCAGCGCAAAAGTGCGAGGTGATGCGCCGTACGCGACACCGGACACACCGAGCGCAGAAGGCGTGTAGCGGCTGTTTTGGAACCACTGGCCGAACAGGAGGGCCCCACCGGTGGTGGTGTCGGTCTCCCGCGTGTCGGTGACGGAAGGCGGCAGCCAGCCCGCGCTGATCTCCGCCGGTACTTCCGGGCCGTAGACCCAACGCTGGCCCAGTCGGGCGAAGGCCTGCACGGTATGGTTACCGTCAAGCCCCTTCACCCGCCAGCCAGCGAACAGGTTGTGTCTCAAATCCACGAACGCCAGCAGGTGGTAGTCCTGCATCGAGCGTTCGCGATTTACGCGGCGCTCAATCAGCGGGAACTCCTGGCCATCCAGCTCCAGCACAGCCAGGAAATCCACATCGCCCTCGTACACCGAGTCCGGACTGAAGCCACTCAGGGTGGACTCCTTCCACACCACATTGGCCACCACCAGCTCGTTGCCCCGGTAGTCAACCATCACAGGCAAAGAGGGCTGCTGAGCAAGGCGGAAGCCCGACGGCATGGTCGGCGTCCCTATGATCTGGTAATCGCCGTAGAGACGATCCACCGGCTCACTCGACACGGAGATAGAGGCTGAACCAATCACCACGTCCTGGCGCACGCTGGACGTGCCGTAGTAGGCACCGCTGCTGGGTTCGTCGGTCCAGTTGATGATGCGGCTGGCACGCCGTCCATCCGCGCTGAAGAACCACGGCACCATCGCATCGACGAAGCCAACGGCCTCCCCAAGGCGGGCAATCGTGCCCAGGGATCGCCACGCACCCAGCGTCCAGTCACCCTTTTCCGGACTGCCGCGGTTCAACGACACCTCGTAGGCCACGACCTCAGTGTCGCGCCCGCCCGCGTAGTCCACATGCATCACCACCAGTTCCCGGCCGCTCTCCACGGTCCGAAGGCATGCCGCGGCGATTGGCCAGGTCAGGAACGCCGGCGCGTTCTGCAGCGGCTCCACGTAGTACAGGGTGTAGAGCAGGATCTGCCCCTGATTCAGCACGAACTGGTAGCGGCCCAAGTCGTCTTGGTAGTCCCTGAAATACCGGCTGTAGTACCCGTACCAGGTCAGGGCGAAATCTTCGCCGTCCTTCCACTCGACATTGCCGGTGTATCCCATGCCATTGGGATACAGCTCAGGCGTGTCATAGGTTGCGAATCGCGCGCCCTGAATGCGATCGGCAACCTCCCAGGCTTCCTTGTAGTGGGTGACCTTGCTCCCGCCGACGAACTGCAGCCAGGCCTGCGGGTAGCCGTTGTCCGGATCAACCGAGATCCCGCGGCTGCCAAATGGGTCTTCCGGCGTGTGCCCCCAGTGCGGCCAAGCCAGGAAGCCCCCCTGCGGCTCCATCGGCTCGACGTCCGGCTGCGTGGAGCCAAGGATGATGGTCACCCTGGGCAACTCTCCGATCTTCTCGGCCAGCAGCACCGTGCCATCGTCCAACTCGCGGCGCAGGTTGGCAACGCCGAGACCATTGCGCGCCGCCTCTTCCACCACGAACCCCAGTAGCTTGCGCGCCTGGGGCAGGTGAACCGCAGCGGCCTCGCGATCACCCACCACGTGGAATGCAGTCCAGTCGGTGTAACGGGAGCCCGTCATCAGGCGACGTCGCCCTCGTCTTTCGCGGACAGGACGTACTCCAGGCTGAGACGGTCGCCGGCGAGCTGGTTGGTGCGCGGGGTCGCGAACCGCGTGCCGGCAATCAGGATGTTGGCGGTGGCGTTCTTGGCAGAGCCGGTCAGAAGGCCGATGCCGTAAATGGTGTACGGCCCACCGGCGGCGTACGTCAACGTAGAGGCTGCGAGCGCATCGCTGTTGCCGATCGCCTGTTCGGTGGCTGGCTCGGTTTCCCACGGAAGGCGCGTGGCGTTGGTGTAGCCCGTGAACTCGGTGGCATCGTCCTTAAACCGCTCTCCCTTCCACGCGGCCGCCGGCGTGACGTTGCCGGCGAACGGCGCAAGATAGAAGGCCGTCTGCTGGGCCCCACCGCCCAGTGCGGCATTGAGCAGATAGTTCAGGCCTTCATTCACGACGCGGTTCGGATCAACCGATACCGGACCGAACTCGCCGCCACAGGGTGCGTGGGCATGCCGGAAGACGCCGCCAATGAACGCGCGGGCGCTGGGCAGATAGATGCCCGACTCGGTCTGTTCGTACTGGTGACGGCGAATCGCGCGCAGGGCATCGCGCCCCAGGCTGCCCAGGGTGTTCAAAATCTTCACTGGTGTGCTCCTTCTAGATGACTACCATTTGCCCGCGGGGCAGGAAGCCCCTTGGAATCGGGTCTTGCTTGCCAGGGGACAGCCGCACAGGCTGCAGCGCATGAAGTTGGTGCGGCCGAGCGTGCGCACGTTCGGACAGGTACGGCAGATGTCGGAGCGGCGCTGCCGCTCCGCTGGACTGGTCATGACAGCCATGGATCACGGGTCCCGGTGCACGACGTGCGCAACGGCCTTATCGGTGAACGCCAAGCCTTGTGCCTTGGGCGCGCGCAACGCGGCGATCAGCTGGCTGATGCCGTCCTCCTGGCGAATCAGGATGGCGGCGCGGTCGGCATCATTGATGACCGCTTCGCCCTTTTTCAGCACTTGGACCTGGCCACCTGGCAGGCCGATGCAGAAGTAGCCGTCCCGGGCCAGCCAGACCAAAACGGGCGCGGCGGAGTCGAGGCCGAGCACGTCGCCAGTGACCACGGCAGCCGATCCCGGGACAACGCCCGTGCCGCGGGCGGTCGCCTGTGAGAATGCTGCAGGATCCGAACCGCCGTACCAGTACGTGCGCGCACCAGCGGCGACGTAGACGCCCGCACCGGCGGTGCCATCACCCACCGGTTCCAACAGATCCACGGCCGCTGGGAACCGCATACGGTTGGCTGCAGGCCGGAACATGCCGTAGCGCAGCGGCTCCGACCACAGAACCTCGTCACCCACCGCCACGAACTGCCGGCCGTGGCCACCGCGCACGATCTGACCCGGCGGCAGCGGCCGTAGGAATTGCGTGGTCAGCGCCCTCCCCTCGCCGGCGGCGAGGATGGTGCCCGTGCGAACGCCGGCCGGCATTACTGCGTACTGCCGCAACACCTGGTCGTTGGCGGCCGAAACGTACACCGCCACGGACTGGGTATCGCTCTCCAGCGGAAGGGGAATACTGGAAAGCTCGATACCGAACCCTTCGGGCACATCGATCGCCGCTGCGAGCGTGCTGCCGGACTCCCGACCGAATCGGTCGATGAAGGTGACGGCCACCTGGTACTGTCCGGCGGTCAGCGGCGAGTCGCTGGCCAGCTGCAGCAGCGGCTGGCCAGCTGGCTGCTCCGGGGCCCAGGCCGCGCTCCGCAGATCCATGTCCAGAACGCCGCAGTGCGTGATGGAGCTGAAGAACACTCGATCACCGATGACGGTGTAACTCAGCGGGTTCAGGCCGACCTCGAGGCCGAGGGGCTGTATCTGCCCGTCCTCGAGCAGCGCCTGCAGCTGCCCTTGGTCCACGAACAGTCCGAACTGGAGCAGCTCGTGGGACCACAGGGAGTGGGTCAGTTGGCCAGGCCACGACCTGGTGCTGCCGCGCCGCCGGCGGATCCACCCGGCCGCGTCAAAGTCGACGTTGTCAGCTTCTCGCAGCGCGCGCGGGTAGCCGTCCTCGTCGGTCGGCAGGCCCCCTTCCGTGGCCGCGTTGTTGATACCCCTCGGCCAGGGGCCAGCAGGGCGCAGGTCGTTGTCACGTACAGGCATGTCAGAAGAAGTTCGGTTGGGTGCCGGTGACCGGATCGATCGACAGCTGCTGCAGCGCGCGCGCAGTGGGCCGCTCGCCAAAATAGGCCTCGAACAGCGTCAGATGGCGATCTGCGTCGCTGGTGCTGCGCTGCTCGGAGTCACGTTTGTTCAGGGCACGCCAGCAGGCCCAGTGGACCAGCTTGCGGTGGTGCACGGCGTCGATGACCGGCTCGTCTTCGCCGTCCTCGAGCATTTCGCTGGCATCAGGCATCCGCCAGACCGTGAGCAGCAACAGGCCTTCCCGGTCTGGGACTGGGCTGAGCGTCACCTGCCGCGGCTGCCGGTCGCGCACCAAGTACTCGGGCCTGCCCTGTTCCGTTCGCCAGTGGCGGCGCATTCCATCCAGCGCGGAGGACGTGGTCCGGCACAGGGGCTCTTCCGGCTCAATCGCCAGCACTGCCCGGCGGATCACGTACACCGTGGGGTGCAGTGAGTAGTCCGCTTTGCCGGCCTGCAGCTCGATCTGGCAGATCTCGGGGCGGCTGCTTTCCACCAGCAGCCGCGCCCGGACGCACGCCTCTTCAACCGCTTCATTGAGATGCCGGGTCAATGCAGCATCGCTCCAGAGGTACGGTGCGACGTCATCGTCCAGCTCTTCCCGGCATTCCTCGATCAATTGGCTGAGGGTGCGCGCTTCCACGTCAGGCAGCCTCGAGGGCCTGGCTCAGCAGCTTGACGGTGGTGGCCCGCTGGTCCGGCTCCGGCTTGGCCAGCTCGATGTTCAGGGCGGCCTTGATTACGGCATTGTCGATCCCGCCCTTGGTCAGCTCGGCCTTGAGCTTCTGCCAGCTCAACGCGTTGAGCGCGCCGGCAGCCTCGACCATTTCCGGCGGGAGCGTGGCCGTCAGGTTCGCGCCGGGCGGAGTCTGCGGATCGCCATTGGCCTGGTCACCGGTACCGGTGGGGGCATCCGGCGGCGGCGGCGGATTCGAAGACGGATCTGCGGCCGGCTTGCTGGCAGTCGGATACTCGTTGGCTCGGGCGACGTAGTAGCCCTCAGCGATCCCCAGGAAGCGCTGGATGTGGTCCGGATCGGTCACCGTGGCCACGTGCTCGGAATCGGCATTGGCGGGGGCGATCGGGGGGAAGAAGTAGGTGATGCCGCCCAGCTCCACCGGTGCTTCCGGGCGTTGGAATTTGCTTGCAATCAGCATGGGATGCTCCCAGGTGTGCGGGGCCGGGAGGCGGCCCCGCTTTGGATGACAGCCCCTCCGCCGGCTCAGCCGGTGAAGGTGGCCAGACGCAGGACCAGTTCGCCCTGGGCAGTTGCCGGTGCGGTGTTGAGCTTCACATAGACCGGTCGATTGACCGGCTTGGAGCCCAGCGCTTCCGCCACCAGGTGCAGCGAGACCGCGGTGAAGGCCTGGGTATCGGCAGTCACCGCCGTCGCCGCGATGATGGTGTTGGGCGCAGCCGCCGCGCCGTCGAGGTCGTCGGGGATGTAGACCGTGACGTTCTGGGCGGCCAACTTGCCGCCCACGGCCTTGGCGAACAGGCCGCAGCCTTGGCTGTGCAGCTTGTGGAATGCGGGCAGTTCACCGATCAGCACCAGGTCACCGTCAGCACCGGCCTCAACGGGCCAGCTGAAGTCGTTGACCACCAGCAGACCCGCCGCCGGTGCGGATGCGCCGCTGTTGCGGCCAGTCGCGAGTTTCGTGGACATGGAAGTTCTCCAGAAAAATGGGGTATGGCGAAACGCAAATGCCCCGGCGAACCGGGGCATTTGCAGACTGCTTGCGCGATCAGGTTGCCGGGTTGGGGTCGACGGCAGCGGTGTCGAGCGCGATGGTGCCGAAGTCCTTGTCGTTGAAGCGCGTCTTCTTGATACCGAAGATCGCGCCGGCGCAGATTTCGATGTCATTGCCGTGGTCCAGTGGGACTTCGGACCAATCAAAGCGCAGGCCATTGCCCGGCGACCCGAACGCCAGCACCAGCGCCTGGCGGCCCAGGAACAACGCGCGCGCCGCCGGCACGTTGTTGCCAGCACCGTAGTCGTTGAAGCGCACCACCGACTTGTGCTTGTGCAGGATCGTGTTGCCGATCATGCCCAGGTTGTCCTTGAAGATCGGGTTGGAGGCACCTTCTGCGGCGGCAGCCGCCTTCTGGATGTCCAGCCAGTTGCCCGCGTCCGTGGAGGTCTTCAGGTCGTGCGCCTGGAACGGGTGCATCACGGTGACGAAGTGTTCACCGCCTGCGATGGTGATCGGCTGGATCTCCGCCACCTGGGTGGAACCACCGCCCTGCGACGCCGCCTTGGTGTTGGCACGCTCAATGAGCACGCGGCTCATTTTGCCAGCGGCGCTCAGGGTAGCCTTGCTCGCGCCGTCCCCGAACAGGATGTGGGCGTTGTCCGGGGCCTGAAACGCATTGCCTGCACGGCCGGTGTAGTTCACCGGGACGTTGTAGTCCTCGTTGATGCCGCGCGCGCCCGAGCCGTACATGAAGAACAGCTCGTCGTAGAAACGCGCCCAGAACTCGGTCAGGCGGTTGCGGCCCACCTTGCGCAGGTCGTGCACGGTGCGCTTGCGGCTCATGCGGCCACCGCAGCTGACCGGCTTGCGAGCCTGGTCGATGAAGACCTTATCGGTGAAGAAGTCCAGCTTCTCACCCTTGCCCTCGGCCTTGGCGTCACCTTCGATCACGCCACCGCTCAGCTGCACCGACAGGTCATAGCTGATGGTGTCGCCTGCCTCCTGCTCCAGGTCCGTCTGCAGCATGACCGGCATCGAGGTCTCCGACCCCTTGCCCATCATCTTGCGCGTCCAGTAGGACTGTTTGGAAACCGAAACCATCAGGTCCGCAGACCAGAGCTTTCGGGCCTTCGGGTCGTTCAGACCCACGATCGTCTGTGCCATGTTCCTTCTCCAAAAAAATCACGGCACTTCTGCGCCTCGGTCGTTGACCCGCACTACTGCGCAGGTTTTGAGGTTCTTCAGCCCAGGACGGGCGTCGGCCGACGGGCCACGCGCTGAAGCGGGCCGCCGGTCGGTTGCTGCTCACCGGACCTGGTGATGGTCACGGGCATATTGGATTCGATGATCACGCGGGAGCGCTTGCCGCTCTTCTCGCTGAACGTGATCGATGCGCCTGACCCTGACGGGATCAGCACCACGTCGCCAGGCTCCAGGGTGGTGTGCAGCTTGGGCATGGGGTATCAGCTGTCGGCCAGGAAGGAGCCGGGCACCTCGCGGAGGATCCGGTCACGCTCGGCTTCGGACTTGCCGGCGAGGAACGACTCCACGTCTTCGATGCTGTCCATGGCAGCAGCTGCGTCGGTA